AATCCTATCTTCCTCAAGTAACAAAAAACCGGATTCATGGATCCGGCAATGGTACGGGCAAGAGGCTCCTTTGGAGACTTCACCTCTTACGACGATTACCACTCGTCGCTCAATCAAATCATCGAAGCGCAAGACGCCTTCGAGGCTCTCCCGTCTTCCATGCGCAAGCGGTTCGGCAACGATCCAGGCGAGCTTCTCGCCTTCCTGGAAGACCCCGCCAACAATGAGGAGGCGGTCAAGCTTGGGCTTCGCCAAGCACCCCCACCTCCCCCGCCAGAAGCGCCTCCGGCGCGTCAGGAGGCACCGGAGGTGCCGACCACTAAACCGCCCGCGTAGCGGGTCCGTTAATAGCCTCCACGAGGCTATTCCCCAGCCCTGCGATCTCTCCCACGCGCAGGGCCAGAACAGTTACCTACTAGATGTAACTGTTCTAAGTGACACACCGACCAACCCCCAGCTGGAGCTAACCCATGCCCAAACGTCATTCGATTCCGAAAAAAGCGAGCAAGCGTTCGTTCTCGAAGCACGCTTCGAAGACCCACAAAAAGAACCTGAATCGGGGCACCCCGATGCGCGGAGGCATCCGCCTCTGAATGACCTGCTATCACCCTCTCAAGGGGTGGCGATCCAAAACCATAAACCCAGCTACCGGTAAACGGTCCATCGTCTTTAATCGGCAGCTGGGTCTGGTCGACCTACCCCAAGAAGTACCTTGCAACCAATGTGTCGGATGCCGTCTTGAGCGGTCTAGGCAGTGGGCCATGCGTTGTCAGCATGAGGCATCACTGTATGCCGATAATGTATTCATTACGCTAACCTATGACAATGACCATCTGCCCGAGGGCCGGTCCCTCGACTATCGACACTATCAACTGTTCATGAAGCGCCTGCGGGTAAACACGTCCCGCAAACTCGACCGTGATGGCGAGAAAATCCGCTTCTATATGTGCGGCGAATACGGCGAAACCTTCGGCCGTCCGCACCTACACGCCTGCCTCTTCAACATGGAGTTGCCCGACAAAAAGCTCTGGAAAATAGAGCGCGGCAATCCCATCTACACGTCCGACTTTCTGGCCGAGACGTGGGGCCAAGGCTTCACCTCTGTCGGTGCTGTCACGTTCCAAAGTGCGGCTTACGTCGCACGCTATGTCATGAAAAAGGTCACCGGCGAGCCTGCCGCTGACCATTACGAGTGGATCGACCAGGAGACTGGCGAGATCCACGATCGAACCCCCGAATTCAACAAGATGTCCCTCGGAGGCCGGGGCGGCCTCGGTGGCATCGGTAAGGGGTGGTTCGACAAATATCACCGCGACGTCTTCCCGTCGGATCAGGTGATTATTAACGGGAAACCCGTAACACCGCCTAAGTACTATACAAGTCAGTATGAACGGCTCTATCCTGACGAATATGAGGAGCTTAAGCGCCGCCGGAAGGCGACCGCGGAACGGCGTAAAGCCGACAATACACCCGACCGTCTACGAGTCCGGGAAAAGGTCCTCCAGAGCCGGTTAAAACAACTGAAAAGGTCCATAGAATGATCCACCAGGCATTCGCCATCAAAGACACTAAGGCGGCGGCATTTGCCCCGCCTTTTTTCATGCCCCGCATGGAGGCCGCTGTGCGTGCCTTCACCGACGCCTGTTCAGGCGGCGATACCATGCTCACGAAGCATCCTGATGATTTCGCTCTCTACGTCATCGGCGAATACGACGATGCCCGGGGGCTTCTCCTGGGAATCGACGATCCTCAGTTCGTCATCACCGCCAGGGCGGCAATCGACGCCGCCCGTGGCGTTCCCCTGCCCTTCTTCGGCGACGATCAGGCGCCCGATATGGAGGCCAACTAATGCGCTCGACCATGACGCATCAATTCGCCCAGGTGCCCAACGCGGAGATCCCGCGTTCCAGCTTCGATAGATCTCACGGCTGGAAGGGCACCTTCGACGCCGGGTGGCTCATCCCGGTCTTCATCGATGAGGCTTTGCCTGGCGATACGTTCAACCTCCGGATGACCGGCTTTGGCCGGTTGGCTACGCCCATCCATCCCTTTATGGACAACCTCTTCATCGACAGCTTCTTCTTCGCTGTCCCCAATCGTCTCATCTGGGACAATTGGCAAAAATTCAACGGCGAGCAGACCGATCCGGATGACTCGACCGATTATATCATGCCCACCATGACCTCTCCGGTGGGCGGCTACGCCGTCGGCTCTCTGTCCGACACGTTCGGTATCCCTACCCAGGTCGCGGGCCTGGTGCATCGGTCAGACTGGCACCGGGCCTATTATCTCATCTGGAACGAATGGTTCCGCGACCAGAACCTCCAGGACTCTCTTGCCGTCCCTACTGGTGACGGGCCGGATACACCGGCTAATTTCGTCCTGCAACGTCGTGGCAAGCGCCACGACTATTTCACCTCTGCCTTGCCCTGGCCTCAGAAGGGCCCCGCGGTAGATCTACCGCTCGGGCAGTCCGCGCCGATCTCGGGGATCGCGATGCGCGATAACGTCGCGTACACGGCCAGTGGCCTGACGGACTACAAACAGCCGACTGGCGAGCTCGCCACCGGATCCAATTGGTCCGGTATCGTCGGCAACTCTGGCGCTAACATGCAGGTGCGCGGCGACAACGTCACGAAGATCCCTGATGTGTTCGCCGACCTTTCGGAGGCGACGGCCGCGACCATCAATCAGTTGCGCCAGGCCTTCCAGATCCAGAAGCTCTACGAGCGGGACGCTCGGGGTGGCACTCGGTACACCGAAATCATCCGCTCTCACTTCGGCGTCACATCGCCCGACGCCCGCCTCCAACGCCCAGAGTACCTGGGCGGAGGCTCGTCTATGATCAACGTCAATCCCATCGCTCAAACGTCGTCGACCGATGGCACGTCTCCCCAGGGCAACCTCGCTGCCCAGGGTACTCTCAACATGAAGAATCACGGCTTCACCAAGTCGTTCACTGAGCACTGTGTGCTCATCGGCATGGTCTGCGTTCGCGCTGACCTCAACTACCAGCAGGGCCTAAACCGCATGTTCTCGCGGTCCACCAGGTGGGACTTCTACTGGCCCGCGCTCTCGCACATTGGCGAGCAGGCTGTTCTCAACCAGGAGATCTACGCCCAGGGCACTTCTGCCGACGACGACGTGTTCGGCTACCAGGAGCGGTACGCTGAGTACCGCTACAAGCCATCGGTCATCACCGGACAATTCCGGTCGACTTTCGCTCAGTCTCTCGACACCTGGCATCTCGCCCAGGAGTTCGATTCTCTGCCCGTGCTCGGGCCAGAGTTCATTGTCGAGAATCCTCCCGTGGACCGCGTAATCGCGGTTCCCACGCAACCTCACATCTTGTTCGACGCCAACTTCCAGCTTCGTTGCGCCAGGCCGATGCCCGTCTATTCGGTCCCTGGTCTCATCGATCACTTCTAGGAGCACCCGCTATGGTCGCTCCGCTACTCGCGGCTGCGCTCCCTGCGCTCATCGGTGGCGTTGCCTCTGGCTTCGGCACCATGATGGCCAACAATCAGGCCGACGCCGCCTCTAAGCGCCAGATGGACTTTCAGAAAGAGACCCTCCAGCACCAGTATCAATGGGGCATGGCCGATATGGAAAAGGCCGGTCTCAATCCCATCCTGGCCTACAAACAAGGAGGTGCCGGATCTGCCGGCGGTTCCTCCTACACCCCACAGAATGTGGGTTCCGCCGCTGTCAGCGGCGGATCTACCGCGGTTAGCTCTGCTCTCGCGTCTCGAGCTCAGGAATCGCAGCTCGAAAACATCGCTGCCGATACCAGGCTGAAAAACAGCCAGGACAAAACCCAGGCAGCTCTTCAACTTCAATCAATGGCTCAGGCCGGTCAGGCCTCGGCCAACTCCGCCCTGGCTAATGCCCAGACGGACAAAACGCGGGCCGAAATCGGCATCATGGGCGCTGACGCGTCCCGTGCTGCAGCTGATGAGCAGCTGCTCCGCGAAAACCCCTGGCTCCGCCAGACGGGCACCGCCTTCCGCGAACTCGGTATCTCTCCCCGAGGTCGCTAATACCGCTGGCCCCACGGCCAGGTTCACCTGGAGCGAGTGTCAAAACCCTGCTCCGTACCTATCAACTAGCGTGCATCCCCGCAGGGGATGCCACGCGGCGGGCCTGCAAGGCCCAAGAGCGAGGATCTCTCATGACCACCAAAATTCGCAAACCATACGATGCGTCCTCTCGTACCGCGATCTCCTTCCCAAACGCGACTATGACTAAGCAATCGTTCAAAGACGAATGTAACATCAATACTATCCTCCTCAAGTATCAAAAAACCGGATTCATGGATCCGGCAATGGTACGGGCAAGAGGCTCCTTTGGAGACTTCACCTCTTACGACGATTACCACTCGTCGCTCAATCAAATCATCGAAGCGCAAGACGCCTTCGAGGCTCTCCCGTCTTCCATGC